AATAAGACAGAACCTCATCTGGGTAAAGAGCTCGTTTGCATTCGGACGACAGGACTATCATTGGAGACATGAATCGTGCCTCTACGGATGGAAAGACGGAGCAGGGCACTATTTCATAGACGACCGAAGCCTTTCCACAGTATACGACGACAACGCAGACATCGACAAGATGACAAAATCCGAGATGCAGGCAATGCTTCACGAGCTCCTCGAGAATAAAGCAACAGACGTCCTGTACGAGGCAAAGCCTAACTATAACGACCTCCATCCGACGATGAAGCCTGTGAAACTCATCGGGCGACTCATCAAGAACTCAAGTAAGCCGGACGACATAGTCCTCGACACATTCGGAGGAAGCGGAACGACACTCATCGCATGCGAACAGCTCGGAAGAACATGCCACATCGTAGAGTACGACCCGAGCTACGCAGAATGCATCATCGACCGTTATGTAAACCTAACAGGAGACAAAGACGGAGTTTGCATCATGCGAGGAGAGGAGAATCTCACGTACGACGAGATGAAGAACCAATCATCTGACGACGAAATATAAAACAACAGCGCAACCCGGGGCAAAGAACCGCCCCGGGCATTTGACAAAGAAAGGAGCCTGAGTCATGAGCGAAACAAAGACAACAACAAAGAAAAACAAAGGCGGAAGGCCCGCGATAAATATCAACCAGACAGAGTTCGAAAAGCTCTGCCAGCTACAGTGCACCAAGGAAGAAATCGCAGGATGGTACAATTGCAGCGAGGACACAATCGAACGCTGGTGCGACCGAACCTACGGGGCAAGTTTTGCGGTGGTATTTGCTCAAAAACGAGCAGGAGGAAAAATCAGCCTCAGAAGAGCCCAGTTCGAACTCGCAAAGAAGAACGCCGCAATGGCAATATTCCTCGGCAAGAATCTCCTCGGACAGAAAGACCAGCAGGAGGTAGTGGCTCAAATCGAAGACCTCACCCCGCTCGCCGAATTATTGAAAGGAGACGACGACGATGACGACTGACGCAAGCAAGAGAGGCAGAGGAAGCAGGAACAAGGGAGCGAACGGAGAAAGAGAACTCGCGAAGATATTACGGGAAGAATACGGAATCGAAGCTCAGAGAGGAAAGGTGTTCTATCACGAAAGCGACATCATCGGACTCCCGGGAATCCATCCCGAGGTCAAAAGAGTAGAACGCCTCAACATACATGAAGCAATAAAGCAAGCAATCGACGAAGCGGAGAAACGAAAGGACGGCAAGCCTGTGGTCTTCCACAGAAGGAACAGAGGCGGCTGGCTCGTTACACTCCGCCTCGAGGACTTTATGAGCATATATCAGTCCGGAGGCAAAGATGACAACAGCAACACAGACAATCAGATGGCAACCATTCAGCCCAAAGCATAAGAGGTACATCAAGAACGCACTCAAGAACCGCCTCAACGTCGCCGAAGGAGCCATCCGAAGCGGAAAGACCATAGACAACTGCATAATCGCGGCGGCATATTTAGAGACATGCGAGGACAAAATCCACCTCGCCAGCGGTTCGACCATAGGAAACGCCAAGCTCAACATCGGCGTATGCAACGGCTACGGACTCGAAAACCTATTCAGAGGCAGGAGCCACTGGGGAAAATACAGAGACAACGACGCCCTCTTCATAACCACAAAGACAGGAGAGAAGATCGTCGTCTTCGCAGGCGGAGCAAAAGCCGACAGCTACAAGAGAATCCTCGGTAACTCCTACGGGCTATGGATTGCAACAGAGATAAATGAGCACTACGACAGCGACGACTCAAGAGAATCATTCGTCAAAGTCGCCATGGGACGACAAATCGCAGCACAAGACCCGAAGACGCTCTGGGACTTAAACCCCTGCAACCCGGGACATCGAATCTATAAGAACTACATCGACGCCTACAGAGAAAGGGACTACGCCGGAGGCTACCAATACGAGCACTTCACAATCGCGGACAATTTAAGCATCACGGACGCGAGAAGAGCAGAAATCGAGAGCCAGTACGTCGTCGGGAGCACATGGTACCGCAGGGACATCCTCGGCGAGCGTTGCATCGCAGAAGGGCTCATCTATCCAATGTGGCAGAAAGCAATCGCGGAGCCACCGAAGAACGAGACGCCCACAGAATACACAATCGCCATCGACTACGGAACCCTCAACGCCTTCGCAGCGTTATTATTTGCAAAATATAACGACGCGTGGTATGCTATAAGGGAATACTACCACAGCGGGCGAGACACGAAGGAGCAGAAAACGGACGGGCAGTACGCGAGCGCACTCGACACATGGGTCGCAGATATCCTCCCCGGGCAGAGAATCGAAACAATCATCGACCCCTCAGCCGCGAGCTTCATCACGCTCCTCAGGAAACACGAGCACCGCTACAAGGTAAGGACAGCGGACAACGCAGTCCTCGACGGCATAAGAGAAACAGCGAACGCACTCGACAACGGCTACATAAAAATCAGCCCACGATGCGAGAACTGGATTGAAGAGGTAAAAGGCTATGTGTGGGACCCCAAAGCAGACGACGACAGACCCGTGAAGGTAGGAGACCACGCACAGGACGCAACGAGATATTTCACAAAGACAAAGCACATCATCAAAAAAGCCGAAAGGAGATAAAACCATGCTCACATTCCAAGACTACGAAGAGAGAGTCCACACGGAAGCAGACAAGATGAGATTCATCGAAGACCTCATCGGAGAGTACAAAGCTTCGGAGCGCTACAAGACCGCAGTAATCGCGGACGAATACGCAAGGCAGGAGAACACGACCATCACACAGTATCAGAAGCTCCTCTACACGATGGCAGGCGAAGCCGTCCCCGACAACTACAGCGCGAACTATAAACTCGCATCGGGATTCTTCGACCGTTTCATCAGCCAAAGAACGCAGTATTTGCTCAGCAACGGCATCACGTTCAACAAGCCGGGCACGAAGAAGAAGCTCGGAAAGAAGTTCGACAAGAGAATGCAGACAGCGGGGTACGAAGCCCTCAGCGGAGGAGTGAGCTACATTTTCTGGAACTACGACCACATCGAGGTCTTCACCGCACGCGAGTTCGCCCCGCTATACGACGAAGAGACAGGAGAGATGATGGCGGGCGTAAGATTCTGGAGACTCGACACAGACAAGCCACTCAGAGCCACGTTCTACGAGCAGGACGGCTACACCGACTACATCTGGCGCACGAGAAAAGAGAAGACGCAGGGTGAGATTTTCAAAGAGAAGAGAGCCTACATCCAGACAATCGCAAGAACGCCAGCAGACGGCGAAGAGATAATCGCAGGGGAAAACTACTCCGCCCTGCCAATCGTCACCCTCTACCCCGACGACCACAAGCAGAGCAAACTCGTAGGACTCCGCGAGAACATCGACGCCTACGACCTCATCAAGAGCGGATTCGCTAACGACCTCGACGACGCAAGTCAGATCTACTGGGTCATCAGCAACGCAGGCGGAATGGGAGAAATCGACCTCAAGGAGTTCCTCGACAGGATGAAGCGCGTCAAGGCATCGATGATTGACGAAGAGGGAGCAAAGGCAGAGGCGCACACAATCGAGGTGCCCTACAACAGCCGTGAGGCAATCCTCACCAGACTCAGAAGCGACATGTACGAAGACTTCGGCGCACTCGACACGAAGAACATCGCGGCAGGAGCAGTCACAGCGACACAGGTCATGGCAGCCTACGAACCAATGGACAACAAGACCGACCCGTTCGAGACACACATCACGGACGCAATCGAGGAAGTCCTCGAACTCGCAGGCATAGAAGACGAACCCAGCTTCACACGCTCTGTGATAATCAACAGGCAGGAAGAGATTCAGACCGTAATCCAAGCCGCAGAATACACAAGCGAAGACTACACAACGACAAAAATCCTCACCCTCATGGGAGACGCAGACCAAATCGCAACCGTAAAGGCAGAGAAGGAAGCAGAGGACATCGACAGATTCAGCGGAGAAGACGATCTCGAAGACTTCGGTAACGAAATCATCGGACAGCTCGAAGGACTACTCACAGAGGAGGACTAAACCATGGCGGTAAACTACGACGCACAGAAAGCCCATGAGTACTACGAGAAGCGCAAGCAACTCAAAGGCAGGCACTCCACGAAAGGGTTCAGCAAATCCCAGAAGGAACAATGGGCGTACGCTCAGGACCAGCTCAGGCAGGAACACAAAGCAATCGGTCAGAGCATAACAGCAGAATCAAAATCAATCCGCGAGCAATTAAGTGCGGCAGCAAGCCAGCAAATCGAATCGCTCCGCACTCAGCTCAAGGCAATGAGCCCAGAGCAAAGAAAAGCAGCCAAGGAACGCATCCAAGGACTCATCGGAACCATAAGGGAGAGACTCGGGCTCGCCAAGCAGGAACTCACGACGGAAACGAAGCAGGCAAGAGAGCAGGAGAAGACAGCCAACGAGCAGAGAATCGACGAAGCCTACGAGCACATCAAGGGCAACAAATAAAAGGACGGGAGACATAAGATGGCAACGACAGCACTCACACTCCAACAAATCGAAAGACGATTGAAAAAGGTCTACAAAGAGGCGAAGCAGGAGGCGGAGAACACATTCAACGACTACATCAACAAACTCGCCCCGAAGATGCAGGAGAAGCAGAAACAGCTCGCAGCCGGAAAAATCACACAGGCAGAATACGACGAGTGGTTCAACGGAAAAATGTTCACAGCAAAGCACTGGAAAGAACTATCCCAAATCCTCGCACAACAGCAGACCTACGCGAACATCACAGCAATGAAAATCGTCAACGGAGCGCTCCCGACAGTATACGGCTACGGCTACAAGACAGCCGTCGAGAGCATCACAGACCAAGCAACTGGGATGGGATTCGAACTCCAAGACGCCTGGACGCTCCACGACAAGGACACCATCAACCGACTCGTCACGGAGAACCGCCAGCTCCTCCCGACGCGTTCTGTGGACATCCCGAAAGACCTCCGCTGGAACGAAAACCACATCCAGAGCGCACTCACTCAGGGGCTCCTCCACGGAGACAGCATCGAACATCTCGCAAACAGGCTCCAGACAGTAACAGACATGAACCACAGAGCCGCCATCAGGAACGCGAGAACAATGGTCACGGGAGCAGAGAACGCAGGACGCCAGACAAGCTACGACCGCATGACAAAGAACGGGGTCAAGATGAAAAAGGTCTGGATGGCAACGCACGACAGCAGAGTCAGAGACGCCCACGAGGTAATGGACGGACAGGAGGTCGACGAAGACGACAAGTTCACCGACGGCGAAGGCAATCGCCTCGAATATCCGGGAGACCCGAGCGCGCCACCGGGAACAGTCTACAACTGCCGATGCACCATGCACGCAAAAGTAATCGGATTCGACTTCGGCAAGAAAGCAAAAGAAGAAGAACCAACGCCAACAAAGGTCGAACTCAACAAACTCGGAGAGACAATGGACGAGAGAGACTACAAAGAGTTCAAACAACTCGCGCAGGAATCAGAAAACGCCAACCTCTACGCGAAATACGGAGACAAAGTCGCGAGCATAAGGTACGATAAAAACCACCCGCACTTCACTCCCAGCACAACAGAGCTCCTCTATCGCCTAGACGACACAAAAGGTATGAGCAAGTTCTCGACACTCGCGCACGAATACAACCATGCATTCGACCACTTCGCAGGAAGGGCACAAGGCACGACACACAAAGAGGTCGACCTCATAAACAAGGCGTTCGCGACAGACCCGAGACTCGGAACACTCATCAAGACAACGCCATCGTCAAGCGACCAGTTCCTCGCAGCACTCAGAAGCGACATGTTCGCTCTCAAAGAAAGAGACATGAAAGAACTTTACAAGGAACTCATGCACGCAGGCATCGGAGCAACAGCAGGCGTACAGGACGCACTCGACGGCTTCTACAACACGCAGAAACAATTTATACTGAGCTACGGACACGGCGCAGCATATTATAATCGCCAATATCGCACAGTAACCGACCTCGGAAAGGAACGCGACATCATGCAGGCGATGCAGGAAGCAGGGCTCAGCATAAAGACAAAAGCGGCAACCAAGGAAACATTCAGGCAATACGAGGCAGCAAGCGAGGCCTGGGCAAACATCGGCTCAGCCGTAACCTGCGGAGGAGACGAACTCAAAGCAATGGAAACGTACCTCCCGAACGCACTCGAAGCCTACAGACGAATCGCAGGAGGAATATGACATGCTCGAAAAGAAACTCAGACAATATCTCGACAGGTTCGGAGACACATTTCCGACGATGCCACTCGCGCTCGATAAGACACCAGAGCAGATCATCGCAATAGTCGACGACTGCCTCAAGAACAACAAGGACGTCTACGAGCTCGGCTACCTCGACGAAGACTACTCGCGATAATAGAAAGGAGGAGCAACCATGGGAGCAGGAATCAAAGTCGACATCGACGACCACACGCCAGAACTCCTCGCGGCACTCAAAGAGCACCTTCCAGACATCATGGACGCCATCGGAGCAACGGCAGAGGGACACGCAAAGGAGCTCTGCCCAGTCGACACAGGACGACTCCGCAACAGCATCACGCACGCCGTCACAGACAACGGCAGGACAGCCCTCGTCGGCTCGGCGGTAGAATACGCAGCCTACGTGGAATTCGGGAGCAGCACAAGAAAACCGAAGCCCTACATCAAACCAGCCGTGGCAAACCACCACGACGAGTACCAAGAGCTCTTCGAAAAGGGGCTCCAATCCATCACCATATAAAAATCACACAGCAGCCGGAGGACGACAAAGAGCCCCCGGCTCTTTTTTTTATAATTTTCTATAATTTTTTTTAATTTTTTTATATTTTAGTGTAGGAATTGATGAAGGAATGTATGAATTTAGGCAAAATCCGAAAAGTCCCCATGAGAAAAATCGCTAGGAAAAGTCCCGGAAAAAGGCAAAAATCGTACATTACTACACGAATCCTACACGAAAATTAAAATAATTTAAAAATATTTAAAATAATTATTGACAGAAGGCGGGACTCTGTGATATACTCAAGGCAACAGAACAAAAACCACCCACGAAAGGAGACAAAGCCATGCTAAAAATCATCATCGCAATCTTAACAACAATCGCATCAATCAGGATGTACCCGCCCGAGCCAATCGAGATGTACAAGCAGGGACCAATCGAGATGTACCCCATGGAGCAGACGGAAACCCAAGAAGAAGACATCTGGGCAGGCATCGAAACGGACAGCACCATCTGGGGCACGCAGGAAGCCTCAGGAGAGCCCGAAGCACCTCAGCCCGAAGAAATACCCACCGAAGAAACAGAAGCCGTCAGTGAGGCAATCTGCACGCCTACAAGCCTCCCCGTCACATTCGACTCAATCGACGCGAGCACCCAAGCACTCTACTGGAGCTACGCAGCCTACGAGCCACAGCAGGTAATCGACGCCCTCAACGCCTACAACGTCATCATCACGGTAGGACCCGACGGCAGGTACTCAAGCGGACACGCAGGAGAATGCGTCTTCCGACACGGAGCAAGAGGAACCGACAACGGCATCATCACAATCGGCATCAACGCAAAATCAGACAACAGCGTCGCCATCAGCACCAACCACGAAATCGGACACGCCCTCGACGAGATAATCGGGATGATGGCAGGCATCAGCCACGGAACATCAACCTACAACCCCTACCCGACAATGACCATCAGCAACAGCCCGGAGTTCCAAGCAATCTACGCAGCGGAATGCGCATCCGCAGGTTACCCCATCTGGAACAGCCAGAACACCCTCGAATGGTTCGCCGAGACCTACAGGTACGTCGTCGAAGGCAACGAAACAATGAGGCAGAGAGCCCCGCAGTCATACGAATGGGTACGCCAGACCGTCAACACCTACCTCGGCACGACTCTGTGAAAATCAAAAAGGCACAAAGCGGGAAAATATCGGGAACAAAAAATGTTGACAAATAAATCAAGGCGGTGCTATAATAAAACCGTGGCAAGAGCCACAACCTAATCGCGGAGGAAATCGCGACCGAAGAAAAGGAGGAAATAGAGACATGGCACTGACAAGAAAGTTTTTAGCAGCAATGGGCATCGAAGAGGACAAAATCGACGAAATCATTTCAGCCCATAGTGAGACAGTAACAGGACTCAAGGGAGAAATCGACAAGTTCAAAGCGGAAGCCGAAAAGGCAACCACCCTCGAAAAGGAGCTCGCAGACGCAAAGAAGTCGCTCGACGCAGGCGACAAATCCCCGTACAAGGTAAAGTACGAGGCAGCCATAGAGGAGAAAGAAGCACTCCAGAAGCAGTTCGACGACTACAAGGCGGACATCGAGGCAAAGAAGACGCTCAGAAGCAAACAGGACGCTTACAGAGCCATTCTCAAGGACGCAGGCGTATCCGAAAAGCGAATCGACTCCATCATGAAAATCTCGGACGAGCAAATCGCCAAGATCGAGTTCGACGAAGCAGGAGCAACAAAGGACGCCGAAGCAATAAAAAAGGCAATCTCAGAAGAATGGGCCGACTTCATTCAGACGACGGACAAGAAGGGCGCACAGACCGCCACACCGCCATCAGGCACAGGCTCAGAGAAAGACCTCGGAACACTAAACATGGCTGATTATATAGCCGCACGAAAGAAAGGACAGGTATAAAAATATGGCTAATAAGTTTTTAACTCCCGACATCATCGCCCGCGAGGCATTGATGGTACTCAGGAACAACGCCGTAATGGCAGGTCTCGTACATAGAGACTACAGCGACGAGTTCGTCGCAGGCGTAGGCGACACGGTAACAATCCGCAAGCCCGCAAAATTCCAGGCAAACGAGTTCAACGGAAGCATCTCCGTTCAGGACGCACAGGAATCAGGAATCGCCGTAAAGATGGACAAGCTCCTCGACGTTTCCTTCGCAGTAACAAGCAAGCAGTTGTCTATGGACATCGCAGATTTTTCAAAGCAGTTGCTCGTACCCGCAATGCAGGCGTTCAGAGATAAGATCGACAACTACCTCATCAAGGCAGCAGCCGACGCAGTCGAGCAGAACGTATCCTACACAAGCGGCACAGACAACATCCGCAACAAGGTCGTAGACGCAAGAAAGTACCTCACGGACGCAGCAGCACCCCTCGAGAACCGCTACTTCGTATACGGCTCCGGCATCGAAGCAGACCTGCTCAAGACAGACCTCTTCCTCTCAGCCGACAAGGTAGGTGACGAAGGCACAGCACTCCGCGAGGCATCCCTCGGACGTAAGTTCGGCATGGACTTCTTCGCAGACCAGAACATCGACAGCACAGGCTCAAAGGTTGACGGTCTCGTGTTCCACAAGAACGCACTCGCACTCGTAACCAGACAGCTCGAGCTTCCTCAGGGCGCATCTAACTCCGCAATCGTAAACTACGACGGATTCGGATTGAGAGTAGTATACGGCTACGACATGAACAGCAAGACAGACACAATCTCAATCGACATGCTCTGCGGTGTGGCAGTCCTCGACAAGGACATCGCAGCAACCATCAACAACACGACTCCGAGCGTAACCATCAGCGGAACCAAAACCGTAGAGGAAGAGGCAACGACATCCCTCACCGCAACGACAGTACCCGCAGGCGAGACAGTAACATGGGCATCCGATAACACATCGGTAGCAACGGTTTCCAGCGGAACAGTAACCGGCGTAGCAGAGGGCAAGGCTAACATCTCAGCATCTATCACGGTTGACGGCGTAACCTACACCGACTCCGTAGAGGTAACGGTAACAGCCAAGTCAATCTAACAGGAGAAAAAGCATGGCATACAAGGTAATCGCCACCTTCAGAGACCTCCTAGATAACAACCACAAGTACCAAGCGGGGGAGACATTCCCCCGCGAGGGAAAAGTGGCAACCAAGGAGAGAATCGAAGAGCTGGCATCGAATAAAAACAAGTACAACAAGGCATTCATCGAATACGTCCCCGATGAGCCCCATACAGCCACGAAAAAGGAGAAGGCGGACAAGTTACCAGCCGAACCAATAGAAGGGCAGGAAGAGGCAAAATCGGAGCCCAAGAAGGCAAGCAAGAAGAGGAGCACAAAGAAAAAGTCATGAACAAACTCACGGAACTCTGCCAAGAACTCCATAACTGGTTCGAAACGGACAAATTCATCGGCACCTACAGCGTAGCCGAAGGAATCATCGCCTCGACGAATCCCGACTTCAAACTCAAGGAAGGCCAGTTCTTCCGAATCGTTGGAAGCACATTCGACGACGGCGTCCACCAGAACACTCAGAAAGACCTCGCGGAGCTCCACGACGACGCATGGCACGGAGCAATCTGGCCGATGGCAATCCCGACAGCCGTAATCAGCCTCGCAACTCAAATCGAAGAGTGGGCGGAAAAATACGAGACAGCGGGAAGCGAAGCCATGAGCCCGTTCGCATCCGAATCATTCGCAGGCTACTCCTACAGCAAGCCGACAAACAAAAACGGAAGCACGACAGCCAACTGGACAGACGCATTCAGGACACAGCTCAACAGATGGAGGAAACTACCATGAGTCTACTCACAGACGCAATGACCGATTGCCAGATGATAGACCGCACCACGCAAGCGGACGGCTACGGAGGCTATAAAGAGGTCTGGAAAGAAGGAGCAGAGTTCAAGGCAGCAATCTCAATCAATCAGACTGTGGAACTCTTAATCGCACAACAGCAGGGGCTCAAGGAGGTCTACACTATAACAACCCCGAAGGCAGTTCGGCTCCACTACCACGACGTATTCAAACGAATCGAAGATGGAAAGATTTTCAGAATAACCGGGGGCGAAGACAAAGCAACACCAGCCTCCGCAACAATAGACATGAGGGTGACCACAGCAGAAGCGTGGGAAATCCCGCCGGAGGAAGAATAAGATGGACAAGGCGCAGGCAATACAACATTTCTGGGAAGGCTTCGGTCTCCCCGCATACGACGAAAACACAGTACCCGCCGACGCCGAGACCCCCTACATCACCTACGGCGTCCAAACAGCAGGACTCAACGAGACCGTCTACCCCTCCGCATCACTCTGGTACAAGAGCAAGCGATGGGACAAAATAAGTCAGAAGGCAGAGGAAATCTACAACGCAATCAAGACAATGCCCTCAACGATAAAAATAGACGGCGGGCGGATGTATATCACGACAGGAACCCCATTCGCACAGCGGATGAGCGACGAGAACGACAACATACGCCGAATATTGCTACAAATAAACATCGAATTCTTCACCAACTAAAAGGAGGAAACGACCATGGGAAGATTTACAGTAATCCCCGTTGACACATTCGACGGACTCCAAGTAGAAGCGGGCATCCTACTCAAGGCATTTGATGTGGAAAACCAGAGCTTCAACGACAGCGACATCATCGCAGCCACGACCGGCGGAATCAAGGTCAACTGCCAGCCGACCTACCAGGACCTCGGTTCAGACGTTGACAATTGCCCGGAGAACATGGCAGAACTCAAGAGAATCAACGGATGGAACGCATCCATTTCCACTACATCACTCGGAACAAGCAAAGAGAGCATCCGCCTCGCACTCGGCGCAGCCGACATCAACGCAGAGGCAGGCTCAATCACTCCCCGCAAGGAGCTCAAGGACACCGACTTCGCAGACATCTGGTGGGTCGGAGACAGAGCAGACGGCGGATGCGTAGCAGTAAGACTCAAGAACGCACTCAGCACTGGCGGATTCCAGCTCACAACGAGCAAGAACGGCAAGGGACAGGTAGCAATCGAGCTCACCGGTCACGTAAAGCTCGCCGCACAGAACGAGATGCCGATGGTCATCTACTCGCTCGACGCACCCGAAATCACTCAGTACACCGTAACGAACACCCTCACAAAGGTATCGAACAGCAACGCAGCAACATCGGTTAACGAGGGCGCAAGCTACACAGGCACACTCACCGCAGATTCGGGCTACGAAATCAGTTCCGTATCCGTCAGCATGGGCGGAGTTGACATCAGCGCGACAGCCTACGCATCAGCGACAGGCGTCATCACAATCGGAGAAGTAACAGGCAACATCGTCATCACGGCGACAGCCACAGAGGTAACTCCGGGCGTATAAACCACAAACCAGCGGGCGGAGACAATCCGCCCGCATAATTAAAACAGAAAAGGAGACAAGAATATGGCACTCAAGAACCTCGCAACATGCACACCGACCGAATTCGTAAAGCAGACCGCAAAAATCAAGAACGCGGTCAACAACTGGGCAAAGCTCATCGACCTCGCAGGAATCAGGGCGAAGAAACCGCAGATGGAGACACTTCCATTCGAAGCCTCGGCAGAGGAGAGAGCAGAAGTCATCAGGAGAAACGCGGAAGCAGTAAAGAAGCAGGCATCAGCCAACATGAGCGAAATCATCGACGCAGCCCTCGAGAAATACCCCGAGGAGACACTCAAAATCCTCGCCCTGTGTTGCTTCGTAGAACCCGAGGACATCGACAACCACAGGATGGACGAGTACCTCGAGAGCATCCTCGAAATCGCAACGAATAAGGCCGTTATCAATTTTTTTACATTACTGCTACAGATGCAGGATCACAAGCGTGGCTAGAAAGCGCAGAGACGCTCAACTGGCAGTTATTAGAGGCAATAGGGAAGGAGTACGCAATCGAACACTGCGTACTCCATCTTAAAAAGCAAGCAGAAGAGCGAGCATATAGAATCTATATCACCGACTCACTCAAAGCCATCGCAGAGAACACCGCACGGCAGGCAGGCGGACGAACGATGACCAAGAGGTACATCGACCTCATCCAGCCAGCCGAAAAGGAAACAAGCGAAGACCCCGAGGCAAAGAGCCAAGAGATAATCGCCAACATCCGAAGAAAACTAAACGGAGGAAACCAAGATGGCTGACACAACCGCATGGGACCTTGTCGCAAGACTATCCCTCGATTCAACAGAATACGAACAGGGGCTCGACAAAGCAAAGAGCTCCTCATCTATATTATCAAGCGCAGCCTCATCTTTCGGTGGGGCTATATCCTCAGCAGCAAAAATCGGGGCAGCCGCAGTAGGCGCCGCAACAACAGCCATGGTAGCGTTCGGCAAATCGAGCGTAGACGCAGGGATGACCTTCGACTCATCGATGAGCCAAGTCGCAGCAACCATGGGAATGACCGTAGAAGAGCTCAACGACTCATCAAGCGAAGCAGCACAGACATTCCAGCAACTCCGCGACTTCGCACAGGAGATGGGCTCATCTACGGCATTTAGTGCGTCCGAAGCAGCCGACGCCCTCAACTATATGGCGCTCGCAGGCTACGACGCCGAGACATCCATGCAGATGCTCCCGAACGTCCTCAACCTCGCAGCAGCAGGCGGAATCGAGCTCGCACAGGCATCCGACATGGTAACGGACGCACAGAGCGCACTCGGACTCACCCTCGACGAAACCGCCGTCATGGTAGACCAGATGGCAGCCGCCTCCAGCAAGAGCAACACCAGCGTCTCACAGCTCGGTGAGGCGTTCCTCACAATCGGCGCGACAGCCAGAAACCTCAAAGGCGGAACCGAAGAGCTTTCGACCGTACTCGGCGTACTCGCAGACAACGGCATCAAGGGAGCAGAAGGCGGAACACATCTCCGCAACATAATCCTCAGCCTCCAGAACCCGACAGACGACGCCAAGGCAGCGCTCGAAGAATTAGGAATCGCGGTCTACGACAGCGACGGAAACATGCGTTCGATGATTGACATCGTCGGAGACCTCCAGAACAGTATCGGCGACATGGACCAGGCAAGCCAAGACGCCATTCTCAGCGGAATCTTCAACAAGACCGACCTCGCCGCTGTGGGAGCCCTCATCGGAACCGACAAAGAGCGATTCGAAGAATTATCGCAGGCAATCGGAGACAGCGCAGGAGCAGCACAGGCGATGGCAGATGTCCAGCTCGACAACCTCGCCGGAGATATAACGCTCTTCAAATCGGCACTCGAAGGAGCACAGATCGCCGTATCAGACCAACTCACACCGAGCCTCAGAGAGTTCGTCGAGTTCGGCACAGACGGCATCAGCCGACTCACCGAAGCATTCAAAGAAGGCGGACTCACAGGAGCCATGGAAGAGTTCGGCGAGATTTTATCGGAAGGATTATCGATGGTAATCGAGATGCTCCCGGAAGCCGTCGACGCAGGAATCCAGCTCCTCGCAGCCCTCGGACAGGGACTCCTCGACAATATGCCGGTCATCATAGACGCAGCGGTTCAGATAATAACACAATTCTCGCAGGCGCTGATTGAAGCCATCCCGGCACTTTTAGACGGCGCGATGCAGATAATCCTCGGACTGGCAAACGGGCTGATTGAAGCCCTCCCGACCATAATCCCGCAGATTCAGGAGATGCTCAGCCAGCTCGGGCAGATAATAATCGAGAACATCCCGCTCATTTTAGACGCGGCGACCCAGATTATAATCCAGCTCGCAGAAGGACTCGCAGCAGCCCTCCCGGAGCTCATTCCAACGGCGGTCGAGATAATATTGACAATCGTTGACAGCCTAATCGACAGCATCGACCAGCTCATCGAGCCAGCGCTCCAGATAATCGTAGCCCTCGCCGAAGGCATAATCGCAGCGCTTCCGAAGCTCATCGAGAAACTGCCGATGATAATCGAAAAAATCGTAGACGTACTAATCGAGAACCTGCCGCTGCTCCTCGAGGTAACGGAGCAATTAATCGAGATGATAATTACAGGGCTGGTCGAGAACCTCCCGGCGCTCCTCCAAAAAATCCCCGAGCTCGTTCAGATGGCGCTCGACGTACTCACGGAGAACCTTCCGCAATTTTTAGAGCTCGTGGTTCAGCTCCTCTGGGATATAATAACAGCCCTCGTCGAAGCAGCACCCCAGATTTTAGAGAGCATCGTCGTCTGCCTCGTTCAGATTTTAGAAGCCCTCACCGAATTCATCTTCCAGATGATATCGAACATCGGCGAGCTCATATCGGTAATATGGGACAGCATAAAGGAAGGGCTCAGCAATTTCTGGGACAGCATAAAGGAAGGCGGAGCCAACATCCTCAACAGCATCAAAAAATGGCTCAGCGACACGAAGGAGAAAATCAAGACAGGCGCGAAGAACGCAATCGACGCGTTCATCAAGTTCTGGAAGGAACTCCCGGGCAAGCTCTGGGACCTCCTCACAAGCACCATCGAAAAGGTGAAGAACTTCGCAATCGACCTCAAGAACAAAGCCATCAACGCGGCGAAGGATTTTGTGGACAACCTCGTCAACGGCGTAAAGGAGCTCCCGAGCAAGTTCCTCGACATCGGCAAGAACATCGTCGAAGGACTCTGGAACGGAATCACCGCAGGATGGGACTGGCTCACGGACAGCGTAAGCAACCTCGCAGACAGCCTCTTCGACGCAGCCAAATCAGCACTCGGAATCGCATCGCCCTCGAAGAAATTCAGATGGATTGGTGAGATGGTAGACGACGGATTCGCAGACGGAATCGAGGACTACTCCTACAAGGTAGACGCAGCCCTCGGAAACCTCACCGACACAAGCGAGTACACGGACGACACAGAGCCGACAAGCAACGCAGGCGGAGCAGGACGCGGAGCCTACAACCAGACAATCAACATCACCAGCCCGAGAGCACTCAGCCCGGCAGAGGTAGCTCGCCAGACAAGAAACGCAACAAGGGACATGGTTTTATCACTACAGGGGGTATAAAGCAATGGCAAGACAAATCACCTGCACGAATAAAAAGAACAATCACAGCATGACGTTCACGGAGGACGGGTTCAACCCGTTCCTCCTCGCGAGCGTCTCGGGCATCTACGACAGCCACAACGAGGTAGAGATGGAAGACAACGCCATCATCGACGGCGCGACATACCAAGGGAGCACAATCCAAAAGCGCAACATCGTCCTCAGCCTCCTCGCAGACCCAAGCACAGACGATTCGTTCATCTATAACCAGCCAGTGAGAGACGACCTCCGCGTACTCTTCCAGAGAGGAATCGAAGGAGAGCTCATCTACACAGAGAACGGCGTATCAAGAAAAATAAACTACTACACGGAGAGCATAACGAGAGCACCAAAGGGAAGCCGACTCTTCACAATCTCGCTCCTCTGTGATAATCCAAAGTTCACCGACACGGAAGAACAACGAGAATCCATCGGCAACTATAACCGCCTCTTCGAATTCGACCACGAGTTCCCCGAAGAAGGCGAAGAGCTCGAATCGAAATCAAACGACCGAAGCGTCAACATCATCAACGACACAGGCATCGACGGAATCGGTCTCACGATAATCATCGAGACGACGTTCATAGTAAGCAACCCCGAGATTTATCATCTCGAATCGGACAAATACATCAAGGTCGGGGAAGGCGGAAGCGAAGCAACAGCCTTAGTGATGGAAGCAGGCGACATCCTGACAATAACAACAGGCATCGGCAACAAGCACATCCGACTCACAAGAGGTGGAACGACAACGGAAATCAACTCGAAGCTCACCGATGACAGCGAGTTCTTCCAGCTCATAAACGGAGAGAACCACATCAGCTACGACTCAGACAGCGGAGCAGACAGCATGAGCGTTACAATCAAGTACGCGACAGAATACGAAGGAGCATAAAAGATGGAAATCAGGATATATGACGAAGACCTCAGACTCATCGGAATCATCGAGAATCAGAGCTCCCTCATCTGGCAGCGCCGATTCTTCGAACCGGGCGAGTTCAAACTCACAGCACCAGCAACGAGGGAGAACATTGCCCTCATCGAGATGAACAGACTCGTGACATACCGAGGAGCAAAGGAAGCCGGAATCATCGAAAATATAGAGTTGAAAAAAAAGGCGGGCGAGAGTATAATGGAGGTATCGGGAAGATTTTTAGAATCCATTTTCGACCGCTACATCATCAGGGGTGCAGCCGTAAACTTCAGCGGAGACGCCGCCGACGTTATGGGCTATATAAAATGGCAATCAGGACCGCCGACATATACGAGGATTTACGACGGAACCGTGCAGGCAGAAACGCACACCAACATCACGCTCCAGACGACCTACAAGGGAATCCTCGCAACGCTCACGAAAGTAGGACGGGCAACAGGGAACGGATTCAGAGTACGACCGAACTTTACAGACCACAAGATGTACTTCGACATAATGACAGGCTACGACAGGAGCTCATCACAGAGCACGAACTCGCGAGTAGAATTCTCCGACAGGTTCGACAACATAAAGCAAGTCGAGTACAGAGCAAACAACCAGAACTACAAGAACCACGCCTACATCGGCGGAGAAGGCGAAGGACAGAGTCGCTACTATCTCGAATACGACGAAGAAGGAGCAACCATCGACCACAACAAGAGGCGTTCGGTCTTCATCGACGCAAAAGACATCGACAGCACAGACCTCACCGCCGAAGAATATCAGGCAAAGCTCATCGACAGAGCCAAGCAAAAGCTCGCAGAGATGAAGCCAAGCGTAACAATCGAAGCCACGGTAGACCCTAACGGCAATTTTAAGTACCGCGAAGACTACGACCTCGGCGACATCGTAACAATCAGATTCGACGAGTGGGGCATCAAGATGGATCAACGAATCACGGAGATCATGGAAATATATGAGCACGAAATCGCGGAAATCGTTCCGACATTCGGAGAACCACTCCCGACCGCGCTCGACAGCGATTAAAACGAAAGGAGAAAGAAGACATGGCAAACGGAGACAGACACGGATATTTCTGGCCATCGGATAACGGTGACAGAATATACGGAGCCGACAGCTTCGAGAAATGGCTCAAGAAGTTCTTCAGTACAGGCGTCTACGCGGACGATTGCCAAGTGACGGCAGCAGGCGGGATGAGCGTACAGGTAGGAACAGGCTACTCGAACATCAACGGAAAAGTCCGAGTAATCGACGAAGCAGAGACGCTCACTCTATCACCAGCAAACTCACGCTACCCTCGAATCGACTCAATCGTCATCCGCAGGGACGAGACGAACCGAACCATCGAGACAGCAGTAGTGACGGGCGCATATAGCGGAAGCAATCCAGAACCGCAGGCACCCACGAGAAACCAGTACTACTACGAAATCGTCCTCGCCCATATTTACGTGGGAGCCGGAGTCGTAGAAATCACTCAGGCAAACATCACCGACAAGAGAGAAGACACGACGGTCTGCGGATATATCACAAGCCCGTTCGAATCCCTCGACTTCACACAAATCGTCGCACAGATGGAAGCCCAGTTCGACGAGTGGTTCGACTATATGAAGGGACAGCTCAGCGAAGACGCAGCAGGACGCCTCCAGCAGGAAATCGACACGCTCACAGCACGCATCGACGGAATGACGACAGGCGGAAGTGTATTCGAGGTATACACGCAGGAGCCGACCCTCTACTATCAGCCTGTGACCATCACGAGCCCCAGAGGCACGGTATATCACGGACAGTTCGACGAGAACGGCAAGGCGGTAATCTCAGGCGTAACGGACGTAGGGCAGATGACCATCGCAACAACCGACGGCACACAGACAGCCACGAGAACGCGAGACGTAACCTACTACAGCAACTACAGCATATACATCAACTTCTTCCAAGCAACCATCACCGTGACAACAACCTCATCTGATTTAATCGGAGAGACGGTAACAGCCACGAAGGACGGAGGAAGCCAGACAGCAGTCTTCGACGCTAACGGCTCAGCAAGCTTCGTCGTAAGAACATCGGGAACATATACGCTCAGCGTAACGAGCGACGGACAGACCTACACAACGACAGCAACAGTGACAACCGACGGCTCAACCGTAACGGCAACACTCAACAGCTGGAACGCAACGGTCAACATAACATCGCAGGAATCGTTCTACGGAGAGCCTGTGCTCATTTATAAGGGCGGAGTTTACATCAAGACCGTAACCCTCAGCAACGCAGGAACGGCATCCGTAGTACTCCACGAATCCGGCGCCTACACGTTCACGAGCCACTCAGACGGAACAGAGCAGGTTGACATCGAGCTCAACGTTGCAAGCCAGACGACCTACACAATCAATTTCACATACGAGAGAACGCTCATCTTCGCGTTCACAGAGACAGCATCGCAAAGCGAGCCGTATGCGACAATCAGCTACCCTGCGGGAGTAGAGAACTCGAACTACACAGCCGCAACATCGAGCACGAAGGGGGGCTGGAACGGATTTGTCGAAGACGTTCTCCAGAACAAGCCCGCGATGGTAAAAGCGGACGGAACCGTAGACTACTATCTCGACCCGACGGACTACAGCAAGAAGGCAGACGGAACAGCGAGCGACTACAATAACGCAAGCTACAGCGGAGCAGGCGCATTCGCATGGATAAAGAACCTCTGGACGAAGACCGTTTGGAACGGAACCACAAGAACCGTCTACTTCAGCAACAAGCAGGTAGACAACACCTACAGCAGGATGCTTCCGAACGGAAAAGAAGGCTACTGGCTCCCTATGGGATTATCTAATGCGACTTCGAACCCGAAATCACTCGTATCAGGCACAGCAGTAACATCCATTCCGACACTCGGAAGCAACACGAAGCTCTTCGGCGGAAAGATAAAGAACGTCCTCAGAGATATCATGATTATGATATACAAGACGGCAAACATCGCCGACAGCTTCTCAGGAAAGACGCTCGCCGATGTGTCAGGACGCTACGAGGCATTCGAATACAGCGCAACGATCCAACTCTTATCATACACGAACGCATCGATCGCCGACGCCTCCGGTGGTCTCCCGGGATTCAGACCGAGGACAGCAACAGCAGGAACAAACGACGGAAAAGCGTTCCACAGCCAAGTCCTTCCGAAGCTCATTTATGACAACGCCATCGACGGCGAATCGTTTTATGCAGGAACCATCAGAGCATCAAACGACTACGGGACAACATTCACGGACTACGGCACTTATACTGCGAATCCGAAATCGATTGTCGACGGTGGCATGACCATAAGCAACACGATGTATACAGACCAGCAATATCAGGCATCATCTGTGAAATCATACGGCGACTTCGGAGTAATCGGTGACAATTATGCATCGAAGGGTCGAAACTACAGCGCCAGCCACATTGGAATACATAACATCTTCTTCATCGAAGGAGCCCGCGACCCTGGAAGTTACGACCACGGTTCATACATCTACTGGCGTGAATACTCAGGCTCAGGAAGCAGAAGGGCACACACGGCGCTCAACGCAATCGGAGTCTTCCACGACACCGCAACGAGCAGACACGACAACTACGGAACATACACCGACACGACGAACATGCCACTCTACACAGCCATCACGGTCATCCCGCCGAACGACTACCAGCCGGCAGCATAACCAAACAGAACCGAGGGAGAAATCCCTCGGTTTTTTTATTGACACCATAACCCGTGCCGTGCTAAAATAAGGGATATAAGGAGGATAAAACGATGATAACGATTTTAATCATCCTCGCCATAATAGCAATAGCAAAGGCAAGCACTACGATGAACGACAGCGACGATTTGTAAACGGAGGAAAGCAAAATGGATCCTACGACAGCAACCATTTTAACGGCAATCATAACGGCACTCATAACGGGCGGATTATCGCTCGTCGGTGTGATAATCACCAACAACAAGAGCAACGCAGAAATCGAGAAGAAGCTCGAACTATCGCAGGCAGTAACAACAACCAAACTCGAAGCAATAGTTGACGAGGTAAAGAAACACGCAGACCTCACTGCCCGCATCCCACTCATAGAAAACGACATAACGGCTATCAAGTACGGCATCCAGAAACTCGAAGAGACCTGCGAGGACTACAAGAGAAAGATGCCAACACTCGAAGCAAAAATAGCAGAAGTTGAACACAGACAAGAGAAAGGAGAATGACCATGAGCGACAAAACCTACGACATCCTCAAGAAAATCGCGATGATCTGGCTCCCCGCGCTCGGCACCCTCTACTTCGCACTCGCGCAGATTTGGGGCTTACCCTACGCAGAGCAGGTCGTCGGAACAATCACCGCGATTGACACATTCCTCGGAGCAATCCTCGGAATCAGCACAATCCAGTACAAGAAATTAAAGCAGGAGGAATGAAACCATGGCAAACGGAGACAGCCCCCTCGCAACCTACGTTTTCTGGGTGAAGAACTACACCCACATGGCGGGCAAGGTTAACAAGAGAATCACAATCCATCACCAAGCAGGACAATGCTCGCCCGAACAACTCGCGCAGATGTTCAACGGAAGCCGACAGGCATCCAGCAACTACGGCATCGCAAACGACGGAACCATCAGCCAGATGGTGCGAGAATCAGACAGAGCATGGACATCAGGCGGAAGCGCCAGCAAATACACCCCCTACCCGGGAATGGGCGGGGACAACGACGCACAGGCAATCACAATCGAGGTAGCGAACGAGACATTCGCACCCAACTGGACAATCAGCCAAGCAGCCTACAAGAGCCTCATCGCCCTCTGCGCGGATATTTGCAAGCGCAACAACATCGTCCCGAGCTACACGGGCGACATCAAGGGCAGCCTGACGCTTCATAAATGGTTCGCAGCTACGGCCTGCCCAGGACCAACCCTCGAAAAGCTCATGCCGCAAATCGCGGAAGACATAAAAATCGCGATGGGCAACCAGCCAACCCCTCAGCCCGAACCACAGCCTGTGGTTTCTAACGAGCAGGCAATCTGGAACTATCTCCAGAGCAAGACGGGCAACGCCTACGCAACAGCAGGCATCATGGGCAACCTCTACGCAGAGAGCGGACTCAAGCCGAACAACCTCCAGAACACCTACGAGAAGAAGCTCGGCATGACAGACGACCAGTACACGCAGGCGGTCGACAACGGAAGCTATAAGAACTTCGTTCACGACGCAGCCGGCTACGGGCTCGCTCAATGGACATATTGGAGCCGGAAGCAGGGACTACTCGACCGCAAGGGCACGAGAAGCATCTCAGACATCAACCTCCAACTCGACTGGCTCATCGAAGAGATGACAGCAAGCAAGCTCCTCGACAAATTAAAAGCGAGCAAGAGCGTGAAGGAAGCATCCGACCTCGTCCTCACACAATACGAGAGACCGGCAGACCAGAGCGACGCGATGAAGAACAAGCGAGCACAATACGGTCAGAACTACTACAACAAATACACAGGCAAGACCTACTTCCGAGTTCAGGTCGGAGCCTACAAGAAGCCAGAGAACGCAAAGAAGATGGTAGCTCAGCTCAAATCCGAAGGATTCGACGCAATCATCAAACAGTACGGAGACATCTTCCGCGTTCAGGTCGGAGCATACTCAAAGCGAGAGAACGCAGAAAACATGCTCGCCAAGGTAAAGGCAGCAGGACACACAGACGCTTTCATCGCCGAAAGCTAACAATACAATCCTCATCAGTCCGACAGGACACCAAGCCCGCAAGGGCTACAGCATCCGAAACCCGAAAACAACCACGGGGCGTAAAGATGAAAATAAAAGAGGATATAACGAACAGCCAGCTCGAAGAAACGATTGACCAGTACATCAGAAACGAAAAGTACAGAGACATCCTCAAGAGAAAGCTCATCGACGGTCTCACCTACGAAGCAACCGCAGAAGAGTTCGACATGAGCCCGAGGCAAATCAAAACAATCATCAAAGAGCAAGGCGCAAAGATAATCGCGAGATTATAACAAGCAGGCACCCGAGCGGAAAGGGAGAAATCCCGCCGCTCGGTTTTTTTTTTATTCCCAAAATACGCACCAAAGACACCCAGACGCCACCTCGTAGGCGTCTTTTTTAATTGATAAAATCAGAGCCAGAAAGGAAGGACAGAGCAAATGGCATGGATAAAATACAACCCAAACCCGACAGGCAGGCAGGTCGGCGACTGCGCAATCAGAGCCGTAGCCAAAGCCCTCGACATCGACTGGGAAACAGCCTACGAGCTCATCGCCTCCGCAGGCTACGCGATGGGCGACATGCCATCAGCAGACAGCGTCTGGGGAGCCGTCCTCCGACAGAACGGGTTCTATAGAAAGGCAATCCCGAACACATGCCCCGACTGCTACACGGCAGAGGAGTTCGCGGAGGATAATCCCAGAGGCACATTCGTCCTCGGATTCGGAAATCACACCGCGACAATCAAAGACGGCAATCTCTACGACAGCTGGAACAGCTCAAATCAAATCCCAATTTATTATTGGTACCAAAAGAAAGGAGACGAAAGACATGGCAGGCTATAATTTCCCCTACAATCCGACCTACTACCCCCTCTATCAGCAGGCAGCACAGCCGGTAAATCAGAACAGCGGAGGAATAATCTGGGTACAAGGCGAAGCAGGAGCCAAGAGCTACCTCGTCGCCCCGAACAGCACCGTTCAGCTGTGGGATTCAGAGGCACAGACGATCTACATCAAATCAGCAGACGCGAGCGGTATGCCATCGATGAAAATCATCGACTACACCATCAGGAACATCCCACAACAGCCAGCAGAGCACCAGACCGACTACGCAACCAAGGAAGACCTCGCCTCGCTCGAAAAGAGGCTCATGGAGCAAATAACGAAGGGAGAGAAAGCCGATGATTAACATCCAGCGATTCGCACAACAGCTCGCACAGATAAAACGGCAGATGGGAAACACCGACCCCAACGCCTACATCCAGAAACTCATGCAGGAAGGCAAGGTAACACAGGAGCAATACAACCAAGCCGTCAAGCAGGCACAGAGCATCCAGAAGATGCTCGGCAAATAATATCAAAGACCGCGCGGTCAAGATATAAAACCAATAACAAACAAGGAGGAAAAAACTATGGCACTCACAGACAACGAAATGGTGATGCCCGTCGCTCCCGCCTACGGCGGAGGATTCGGCAATAGCGGATTCGGCGGAGATTGGGCATGGATCATCCTGCTCTTACTCCTCGCAGGCAACGGCGGATGGGGCAACGGCTTCGGCGGAGCAGACGGAATCTATCCATGGATGAATCAGGCAAATCTCACCAGCAACGGATTCCAGAACCAGCTCATGAACGACAACGTGACGAGCATCCGTGACGGCATCAGCGCACTCAGCACCCAGCTCTGCAATTGTTGCAGCGACACACAGATGGCACTCGCATCAGGCTTCGCAGGCATAGAGCAGGGAGCAAACGCAAGGCAGATGGCAAACATGCAGCAGGCGTTCGCAAATCAGACAGCAATGAACCAGGGCTTCAACGCAACACAGAGCCAGCTCGCATCATGCTGCTGTGAAAATCGCCTCGCAAGCGCAGACCTCAAGTACACCATCGCAACGGAGAACTGCGCAGACCGAGCAGCCCTCAGCGACGGCATCAGAGACGTCATCGCCAGCCAGACAGCGAGCACCCAGCGCATATTAGATCAGCTCTGCTCCGACAAAATCGACGCCAAAAACGAGCGCATCGCCGAGCTCGAGAGACAGCTCACCATGGCGAACCTCGCAGCGAGCCAGACAGCACAGACCGCACAATTGCTCGCAGACAACGCACGCCAGACAACGGCACTCGAGCAGTACCTCAATCCAGTTCCAATCCCGGCATACCCCGTCCAGAACCCGAATTGTTGCTACAATAACGGCGGATGCGGTTGCTCATAAGAAAGGGGGAACACGACCATGGCGGCAGAATATCTGGCTAACGCAGCGCAGACAGTACCATTCAACGCGCCCGCGATATTTACAGCCTCTATCCCATGCACGAAAGGCTACGTCTATCACGAAGACGAAACAGGGGTTTTTATTCTCCGAGGAATCGTGAACTGCCCTCAATCATGCTACGCGGTCTATAGAGTAACATTCAACGGCAACATCGCGCTCCCGGACACAGCAACGGACGTCATCCCAATCGCGATGGCACTCACCGTAAACGGGGAACCGAGGCTAACGAGCAAGGCAATCTATACACCCGCAGCGGTCGACGAGTTCGGGAACATAACGAGCACAGCCATCATCAAGACGCCACGGGGATGTTGCCTCACGCTCAGTGTGGAAAACATCGCAGCGGACCCGGAGCAGACGGACACGCCCGCGATTATACTCCAGAACGCGAACATCGTCATCGACCGTATAGCATAAGGGAAAGGAGGAAAACGAGATGCATAATTTAATCAGCTACATCTGTGACGAGCTCGACGAATACGAGCGCAAGGCAGAAGACGGACGCCTCAGCACATCCGACATCGAAATCATCGACAAGCTCGCACACATCAAGAAGAGCCTCCTCGCATCAGAAGAGATGAGCGACCGAAGCTACGACAGCGGTCGCAGAAGCTACGAAATGAGCAATCGACGTGGCAGAAGCTACGAAGGAGGCAACAGCAACGCAAGAGGCAGGTACTACGCGAAGCGCGACAGCATGGGTCGCTACACAAGAGACGGCGGCTACAGCTACGCAGACGACGAGACCATCCAAGAGCTCAAAGAAATCATGCAGGGAACGGACAACCAGCAGATGAAGCAGGAAATCCAGAAAACCATCCAGAAAATAGAGGGTATGTAAAATGATAAAACCCGAGGACGTCGAAGAAGCCATCGCCGAGTGCGAAGGACGAAAGAACCCGGGAGCACAGACCTGCATCCAGCTCGCCGCACTCTACACAATCCGCGAGCACTTAAACCCGAGGAACTACTCAAGGGCAGGAGAGCCCCCAGAAGCCCCACAGAGGGCGTCAGACAACACGGTTCGATATAACGGGCACAGTGAGTTCGCAGAAGCCGTAGAAGGGCAAAATACGAGCAAAATCATCCAAATCATGGACGAGCTCATGGAAGCAACGGCAGCCTACAACCCGCCACTATATCGGCAAGCCATGCGCCGAATCAGAGGTGAGGAGTAAAAACACAGAGAGCAGGGCGGAGAAAATCCGCTCCGCTCTTTTTTTGTCTATAATTTTTTTAATTTTTTTTAATTTTAATGAAGGAATGTATGAATTCAATAAAAATCCGAAAAGTCCCCATGAGAAAAATCGCTAGGAAAAGTCCCGGAAAAAGGCAAAAATCGTACATTACTACACGAATCCTACACGAAAATTAAAATAATTAAAAAGAATTTAAAAAAGTTATTGACAAATAAAATAAAAGCGATATAATGGGGGTACAACAGAGAACGGAAGAACGCCGGGCGACCTCCTGAACAAATAAAAAAAACGCCCGGCGGGATTCCATAAGAAAGGAGAAAACGACAATGATGAACTGGGACATATTCAAAAAATTCGACAGCATCCTCAGCAAGTACATGCCGAGCAACGGAGAGGGCGAGACAATGGCAAGCCAGACGGCAACAGCCATCAACAAGCTCATCTACAAATGGTACAACGATGGCGACGTCTACGACAACCAGACACCCCACAACCTCGGATGGGCTAACGATTTATCGAGCTACGCAAACTGGCTCCACCGAAACATTCCGGGTGCCGCAACAATCCTCGAGCAGGTGTGGGATTTGCAGAACAAAGAGGACGCAGAGATGGGCTACACAGAAATCCTCTACACGCTCGCCGACAAATACCTCTGTGAGGATTTTATGAGCCAGCTCGCGGAGCAGAAGAAGACAGGAAGCATCTACAGAGCAAACAGCCCCTTCCACTACAGCCAGCAGGACGACGAACCCCTCGAAGAGGAGTTTTAAAAAAAGTTAAAAAATATTCAATTTTTTATTGACAAACAGAAAGGAAGATGATATCATGAGCGTACAACAGAAAGGAGACAAAGCAATGTACTGGACAGAATTCAAACAGCAGCAGAAAGTGGTCGACGGGCTCATCAAGATGAGAACGAATCAGCCGGAGACAGAAGCAAGACGGCTCGCGAGCCTCAATCAGGAGATGAGAAAGCTCATCGACATCGCAAACAAACTCTACGACGAAATCGAAAGGAGACAAAGACAATGATGACACAGGAAGCAAGAGAGAGCCTCAAGCAGGACATCAAGAAACTCAGGGAGCAGAAGGACGCCAAAACCAAGGGCGGAGCAATCAAGGACATCATCAAAACATTCCAGCCGAGAGACGAAAGGAGACAGGGCAGATGAAGAACCTAGAGAGAGAACTCGAGCAGGCATTCGCGGACTACGCAGCAGGACGCATCAGCGAGGAAGAGATGGACGAAAGAGTCGACAAGATCTGCAAGAAGCGCGACAAGGAGACAATCAAAGGCATCAGAAAGATGCGAGCAATAGAAAGGAGACAGGACAGATGAAAGAATATCAGGTTATCGGATGGACATTCTACGGAGAAGCTGACACAATCGAGGAAGCAAGGGCAATCGCAGCAGATTGCCCCGAAAAGGACGACGAGACGGGCATCACATTCTTCCCCGGGATTTACGGGCGCAAGGACGTCGAGCGAATCATCACCATGGGACAGGAGGTGAACCGCATCGCAAAGCCCGGGGCAGAAAACCTCAACGCGGAGACAAACCGCCAGCACCTCCTCGAACAGGAGGAGCACATGAGCCCCTACCAAATCCTCGACATGCTTCACCGCGAGCTCGTAATCAGACACAGAGACAGAATCATGGAAGCATATCAGCAGGCGAAATGGGAAGGAGCGAAGGTCATCGCCATAGACAGAGATGCCTCTGTGAAAATCATCAAAGACACCGACGAAGCCCTCGGCTACATCTTCGTACAGGTCAGCCCCGGGGTAACCCCGGAGCAGGCACTCAGAGCAGCAGCAGACAAGCTCAGAGACGAAATCATGACCGCAATGTACGAAGAGAAATTCGAGAACGGCTACATCGGGACAATATAAAAAAATCAAAAAAAATCAATATAATTATTGACAATCAATAACCGATGCTATATAATAACAAGTACAGAGACAAGCCGACCCGGGGCGGACTACCCCGGGAGAAAAGGAGACAACCATGGGAAGAACGTATGACGAGAGAGTAAAAATCATCAGAGGCAATGAGCCCATCACAGGACCCGACAAACTCTACGGGAACCACATCGACAAAGAGACAGGAGAAATCTGGCGCAACATCTACACGGTCGACCTCCTCCACGCGCAGGGGAAGCACAAGGAGGCAATCACAAGCCCGAAGGCGATGATTCACTACGTCGGAAGCGTAAAGGACAACCCCGCACAGAAGGACGAAATCATCGCATGGGGAAGCACCTACAAGAAGCTCCGCGTCAAGGCCTTCAACCTCAGCCACGCACAGAAGAAGGCGCAGGAGCTCATCGCCCTCAAGTTCAGACAGCTCGAAATGCAGATCTAAAGAAAGGAGACAAACATGACAGTAAACATTCTCGGGACGCCCTACAAAATCATCAAGCAGAAGGAGAAGGACAACCCAAAGCTCAAGGACGCAAACGGATTATGCGAGGTCTACGCAAAGAAAATCATCCTGCTCGAAATCGAAGACGACGTTCGCAACTACGAGAACATCGAGGAGTTCGAGAAGAGAGTCCTCAGACACGAAATCATTCACGCCTTCCTCGCGGAGAGCGGACTCAGAAGCAACAGCGACTGGGCAGAGAACGAAGAGATGGTAGACTGGATTGCAACTCAGTTCCCAAAACTCAAAAAGGTATTCGACAGCCTCAGCATATAAGAAAGGAGACACAAACATGGACGGATTAAGAGAAAAGATGGTATACTACAGAGCGAAGCACAAGCTCACTCAGAAAGAGCTCGCAGAGAAGGTCGGAGTCAGCCTCCAGACCATCAACTCAATCGAGACAGGGGCACAGAAGCCCTCCGCAGTAACAATCGCCAAAATCAAGCTCGTAATCGAGCAGTAAAAAGAAAGGAGACAAAGACAATGGCAGGAGAATGGAGCTACAAGCGCGAGGAGCGCACATTTGACATCAGCGAGGGCGAGCACGAGCTCACCATCAAGAGCGCAGCGACAGCGACGAGCAAGGCAGGCAACCCAGTCCTCAAGATGCAACTCACCGCAGAGGAAGGACAGAGCCTCTGGTACTATATAACCTTCCTCAAGGACAGACCCGAAATAACCAACGCAAATCTCACCGCACTCTTCGACGCATTCGCAGGCATACAGGAAGGCGACTTCGACATGAGGCACTGGGTCGGACAGAAGGGCAGAGCAATCATCAAGAAAGACGCCCAGGGCTACGCAACCCTCAACAGATGGGTCAAGGCAGAGCCAATCGCTCCACCGATAATCCAGCAGGCACCGATGGAACAGCAACCAGTCCAGCAAACAGTACAACAGGCAATCATGCCACAGCCAACGGGTTTCGTATATAACGGAACTAAATATTGACAACGCTCGGGGGACATGCTACAATAGAATCGTCATCAGGCTTGTCTCCTGAATAAAGAGGGGCGCTCCGTAGATCGCAGAATCGGCGGGGCGCTTTTCTACCCCTCAGACAGGAGAAAAAGAAAATGAAAAAAATTACAATTTTTTATTGACAAATCTTAAAACATCGTATATACTTACCGTAGAATCAAACCCAGAAAGGAGACAAGCAATCATGGGAAATATCACAACGAAAGAAGCAGCGAACAGACTCGGAAGAAGCGTCAGAACGGTTCGCTACTATATCGCAGAGGGCATGCTCCCGGCGACAAAGAATGAAGGAGACAGGGACTACAAAATCGCGGAGGACGCTGTGGACTCACTCAAGAAACAGCTCACCTACGCATCGAGAGAATCAAAGGAGGACCAGCCATGGTGACACAAATCAACAACATCCCGCAAGAGCTCGCTCAGACATCGAGCTGGGTTTGCTGGGTAACAGGAGACAAGGTACCGAGAGACCCTCACACGGGAGACAACGCAAAGAGCAACGACAGCACGACATGGGGTACATTCGACGAAGCAATCACAGCATGCAAGACATACAACTTCGACGGAATCGGATTCATGTTCGCCCCTCCCTACTTCGGCATCGACCTCGACCACGTAATGAAGAACAGAGAGATGGTCGACGAGTTCGCGCACAGCCTCCAGAGCTACACCGAAATCAGCAGGAGCGGAGACGGTATCCATATTATCTGCAAGGGCAAGCTCCCCGACGGAGCACGCAGGAAGAACGGCGTCGAGATGTACCAGACAGGAAGGTACTTCATCATCACCGGCAACCTCTACACAACAGAGGACGGCACACAATACAAAGACGTCGCAGACGGCACGGAAGCAATCAAGCCCCTCCACAATAAGTACATGCCGAGCAATCAGCCGGCAATTGCAGCAGCACAGCCCCAGCAAGTAAGGACAACGCTCGAAGACGACGAACTCATCGAAAAGGCAAGAGCCTGCAAGACAGGCGACGCGTTCAGCCTCCTCTTCGACGGACACTGGCAGGGAGCGTACCACAGCCAGAGCGAAGCAGACATGGCACTCGCAAATCATCTCGCATTCTGGACAGGCAAAGACGCAGACCAGATGGACAGACTCTTCCGAGCCAGCGGACTCATGAGAGACAAATGGGACGAAGACCGCGGCGGGATGCGCTACGGCGACATGACCATCCAGAAAGCCATCGACAACTGCGGGGAGATATATCAGCCCGCACCCGGCGGAGACGACACGAGCCTCGCGATGGCACTCTTCGGGGGAAGCGGAAGCGTCATCAACTCAACGGGCAAGAAATACGACAGAACAGACACAGGCAACGCCCAGCGCCTCGCAGACCGCTTCGGAAGCATCCTCCACTATAACTACAACAGGAAAAAATGGATGTACTGGGACGGTAAGAGATGGGCACTCGACACAACAGGAGAAATCAAGAAGCTCGCCGACCTTGTCTGTGAAGATATAAAGGCATCAGCCGCAAACGAGGAAAGCGAAGCAGAAATCAAGGCACAAATCAAATGGGCACAGCACTCCGCAAGCAGCAACGCAAAAGAGGCGATGATTAAAGAGACACAGCACCTCGGAGACATACCCATCACGCCCGAGCAGCTCGACACACAGGAAGACTACATCAACGTACAGAACGGCATCATCAACCTTCGCAACGGAGAACTCCTCCCGCACGACAGCGGAATGATGATGAGCAAAATCGCCGGGGCAGAATACGACCCGAGTGGCAAGAAGCCAGAGAGATGGCTCCAGTTTTTAGACGAAATCACGAACGGAGACAAAGACCTCCAGAGGTACATGCAGAAAGCCATCGGCTACAGCCTCAGCGGAAGCACAGCAGAACAATGCGCATTCTTCCTCTACGGTCTCGGCAATAACGGCAAGAGCACACTCCTCGAAACGCTTTCCGAAGCACTCGGAGACTACGCAGCCAACACTCAGCCCGACACCTTCATGGCAAAGAAGAGCGAGAGCAACGGGGCGAACTCAGACATCGCCCGACTCAAAGGAGCGAGGTTCGTCACAAGCGAAGAGCCGACCGAAGGCGTAAGACTCAACGAAGGACTCCTCAAGCAGATGACAGGCGGAAGCAGGGTAACAGCCCGCCACCTCTACGGAGACGAGTTCGAATTTACGCCCGAGTTCAAGGTCTGGCTCGCAACGAACCACAAGCCAATCATCAGAGGAACAGACGCAGGAATCTGGAGAAGAATCAGGATGATTCCATTCGAGATAAACATCGCCAAGGAGAACGTCGACAAGAACCTCAAGTACAAGCTCAGAGCGGAGCTTCCTCAGATTTTAACCTGGGCGGTCGAAGGCTACATCCTCTGGCAGCAGGAAGGACTCGAGCCACCCGCAGCGGTAGAAAAGGCGACGAACGAGTACAAAGCCGAGATGGACATTATCGAAGCATTCGTCGAGAGTTGCATCGAAATCGAGTACGACCCGATGAACTGCCTCAGCGCAAGGGAACTCTTCGAACTCTACAAGAGATGGGCAAAGGAGAACAACGAGTACGAGATGAAGAGCAACAAGTTCTTCAGAGAAATCGGCAAGAAGCTCCCCGAAAAAGGACGAAACGGAAGTGGCATCTACTATCCGAACATCAAGCCGACATCATACGGCAGAGAAGTCGGAGGCTACATGTTCCGCGCATCATAAACCAGACAAGCCCCGGAGCTACATCCGGGGCTATTTTTTATTGACAAAAGAGGAGCCCGAATGCTATAATATAAGGGCGAAAAGCATACTCAAGAAAGGAGACAGGAGACAGATGAACATTGAATACATCGGCGTCAAACATATAAAGCCATATAAAAAGAACGCCAAAAAGCACGACCAGAAGCAAATCGACAACGTGGCAGAAAGCATCAAGCAGTTCGGATTTGCTCAGCCCCTCGTTATCGACAAGAACGGGGAGCTCATAATCGGGCACTGCAGGCTCGAAGCATCAAAGAAGCTCGGCATCGCAGAGGTTCCATGCGTAAGGATGGACACCCTCACGGACGAACAGGTGAAGAAGCTCAGATTGCTCGACAACAAACTCAACGAATCCGAGTGGGACATGAGCCTCGTACTCGCAGAACTCGCAGAAGTTGACATGAGCGGGTTCGACATCGACTGGGGAGCAGAAGAGGAAGCATCTCAGGAAGAAGGGGAAGCAGAAGAAGACAACTTCGAACCACAGCCGAGAGCAATCCCGAACATCCAGAGAGGAGACATCATCCTGCTCGGCAGACATAAATTACTCTGTGGTGATTCAACGAAAGCAGAAGACATCGACAAGCTCATGGCAGGAGTCGAAGCCGACCTCTACATCACCGACCCACCCTACAACATAGGGCTCAGACAAGAGAACGGACACGCACTCAAACCATCAGAAGCGAAGCAACTCCACAGAAGAACAGACGGGCTCGTTATCGACAACGACGCGTTCGAGAACGAAGAAGAGTTCGTCTCATTCCTCGAAAAGTGCTACAATAACACGATGCCACATCTAAAGGCGGGAGCTCCGTTCTATATATGGTACGCAGATTCTCACGCCTACAGCTTTTTGAAGGCATCAGAGAAAGCAAACATGACAATAAGACAGAACCTCATCTGGGTAAAGAGCTCGTTTGCATTCGGACGACAGGACTATCATTGGAGACATGAATCGTGCCTCTACGGATGGAAAGACGGAGCAGG